ACACGACCTCCAGCGTGTCCATGTCAGCGTTGAGCGTGACCAGGGTGGGAGCAGAGGGGGGATCGTTGACGTGCGGTTGTTCTGATGGATCCGGGATCGCGACGGTATCCGTCACTATCGAGGACTTCACGCCGAGCGTGTTTACCGCTCTGATCCCTACTTCCCACGTCTCACCAGCAGAGACATTCATCACATAGATCAGTTGAGTATCGCGGGAGTCCACTCGTCCGATCGGATCCCAATCCGAATCACCCTGTTTCCTGGCGAAGATCTCCGTGTAGTCCAGCCAGGGGTGGGTGCTCTTGGTCCACGTGATCTTGATTCGGGGGACCGGCCCACCGGTGCCTCCGGTGAGCTTCGTAGTATCGTCACACAGGAGGGTCAGGCCTGTCGGTGAAGCCACGGAGTAGGCATTCGGCAATCCGGTATCAGGGACAGTGTCCTTGTCGTTCAGGGTGGTGAGACTGTATGCAGCTGCATCGTATTCGGCGAGAGTCAGGCGAAGCTGGTTCGCCTGGGTTATGTGCATCGCCAGCACCCAGAACGGCTTGCTCGACCAGTCCGGAGTGGAGTGAGTGACATTCACGACCTCCCCGGGCTGAAGTTTGAGCGCTTCATCTTTAACCGTGACCTGGCAGACGATATCCTGTCGCGCCTCGTTGAGAAGCACCTGAGCGATCTGGAGGGCCATATAGAAATCGTTCGTGAACGGCAGATCAATATCCCTGATGCTCTCGAAGTCGTTGTCAGCCGAGAGATAGGAATTCGTCTCCCCGACCTCGGGGAACTGAGCGACGTGGGGCTGGTAGTTCAGGTCCGGATCCACATATGTTGCCCGCATGATGTTCGGAACATCCCGGTTTCCTCCAACGCCCCATTCCCAGTCACCGATGATGTTGTCCTCGTTGAGCTCGAAGGTTTCTGCGGATTTCATATCCGGGATGTGTAGACGATACTTGCCACTCGAGTAGATCAGCTGTCCGCGGCAGGATGAGAGAAGATCCTGGAGATTGTCGGGAACCGGCCGGGAGGTATCCACCACACCGTTGCAGGTAAACCGCTTCTGCGTCGTGCTCCCGCCCTCACCATCAGGGATATTGACGAGTTCGTCACAGAAATCCGCAGCATCCTCGAACCAGTCTTCGTCGATCTTAGAGGGATCGATACCCATCCCGTAGACCGTGGAGAGCATATAGTCGCGGGTGCAAAGAGCAGGATTATCCGAGTGTTTCCAGGTGGTATCTCGCGGGTCATACACCCGGTTGCCATCCACGATGACTGTGATATCAGGAATCGAGCCGAACGTATCCCGGTCGGGATCCAGCCGGAGCACGACGTAGGCGACGCTCTTGCCGGCAGAGGAGGATGGCCATTCAGTGGGGAATGCCGTGTTCAGCGCGCTAACTACCGTCTGTGAGGTCGAACCGGTCCGGGTGTACTTCGCCAGCTTGCCTCCATCCTCTGCAAACTTTCCGACGATACTTCCCCCGGAGTTGACCGCCAGATCCTCATCCAGATAGATCTCATGGATCGATTCGATACCGTTTCCGTTCCGGGATCCGTGACAGAGTGTCCCTACAATCCAGAGCTTGCCGGTGGACGTGTCTTCCCGGATATCAGCAATCTTGACCCCGAGCTTCGCCCGGCCATAGACCACCGGGATATGGGCCTTGTTTGAGGTGACGTTAGCCTGCACCCGGCTCGTGCGTTCATCGAGTGTTCTGAAGGCTTTGGCGAACTGATACCGCGCCACCCCAAGGGCAACCAGCGACAGAGGGACCCCCACGACCGGGACCGGCGCGATGAGAACGGCGCCTACCAGGGCTGCAACGCCTCGGAAGAAGCTGCCGAGTTTGGTGGTCATCAGTGCCACCCCAGCCCGCCGGAGTCGGCTGGAGGCGAGTGTCCACCACGCCGAACCGTTCCATTCCAGACCACCGGTTTGCCTACGAGATTCGGCACGTGCTGGAAGAAGGTATCGCCACTATGCACTTTCTGGTGGCTGATCGTGTTGGTCATGATCCCGTTCGTGCGGTTGAGCGATGCCAGTTCGCTCACAGCCCGCACCGAGATCTCCACTGTCCCGCCTCCCCGATCCGAACGCTTCTCCCGCACCGTCCACCCCTCGTTGGTGAAGCCTTCGAAGATGAGGACGGGATCGGAGACGATGGTTCCCGCATCGGTGTCCAGGTGGGCCAGATAGATCTCGACCGGTCGACCACGGCTGCCGGCAGAAAGAATCAGGGAGATGATGCTCTGATCGACCCCGCTCAGCTTGATCGTTGTTCCGCCGGATTTGCCGTCAGAGCTCTCCTCAATCGGCTCAAAGCCCATAGCTCCGCCGATACCCTCCCAGGTATGCCCGTTCCAGGCGATATCGTGCGGTGCAGTCGTGAGGTAGGAGGTGCCCGTGGAGAAAGTGAGCACGATAAAGTGCGTGACCTCCACACCCGACTGGGTGGCAACCGAGGTCTGCATGTTGGCCGACAGATCGCGACTCATACCGAAATCACCTCACGGAACACGATCCGCAGACCGGCGACGAATCGGGCTCCTCGAGGTATGTTTGGAGGCTCGGCAATCACACACTTGTACTTCACACCCGTATAGGTGATGACGGCGTCATCAGCGGGAGATCCACCTGAGAAAATCGGAGGAGAGATAGAGAGTGTGGCATTTCCGCCCGAATCAGAATCCGCATCCGCAGTGACGTCGAGGATGTAAGGAATTCCGGCCACTTTGATGATATCGCCCGCCTTGAGCACTCCAGAGGTCGAGGCCGGCCAGCCGTCAGTATCCAGACTGGATCCGGTCTGGCTGGCGCCGTTCACCAACGGTGTGCCCCCACCGGCGCCCATCTGCGTCTGGAAATACCGATGATCGACCTCCACCACAGTACGGTTCCGCCAGTACTGGTTGATGAGAGCTATGAATTCCTTGGTGTCTTCCTGATCCATCCGGATCGGCGAGTATACCTCCTCCCACACCCGGCCAACGGCCATGATGGAGCGAACCTGTCCCTTACCGGACTCCCCCCAGCTATCCAGACCGCCGGGGAACCGCGGGAAACTCACCTGAGTAGGGCATATCGTCCTGGGCCACGTCGGCATCCCTATCGCCTCCTCAGCGCCTGCATGGCCGCCTCACTGTCCAGGATCCCTTCCAGCGCCTTCGCCGATATCAGGCCCTTGTTCTCCTCGAAGAACTGGATCACATCACGGGAATCGATGGCATGGATTACGATCGGGAACTGCTGGTGGACCACGACACCCTCTGCCCGGGCCGGGATATTCCCATTGGGGATAATCTCGCCAGCAACTCGCGGCACAAAGAGTTCTGGTCCCCTCTCCCCCACAATGAAGGGCTGTCCTGCTGAAGCAGTGGCCCCGGCTGCCGCATAGGTCGGCCCCGCCGGCTGCCACTCGATTCCACCACCACCACCACCGCCACCGCCACCCGTCAGACCCGTCAGGATCCCCACGAGGAAATTAGCGATCGGCTCGGTGATCGTCTTTCGAGCCACCAGCCGCATGGTCTCAGCCAGGATGGTATCGATTAGATTGGCAAAAGCGTCCTCGACATTGCGAATATCCGAGAGTGTAACCATGAAGGCCTGAGAGATCGCATCGGCCATACGATCAGCGGCATTCTTGATTTGGTTGAATTCCGCCTCCAAGGCGGCGATACGCTCCTGTTCCGCGCGAGCAAGCTCGTCCTGATGTTTCTGATATGCCTCGATCGAATGGGCCAGTTCCATGGCGTGGGCAATCTCGGCTCGGGTCGCACCCCGGGCAGAGAGTTGGTAGCGGATATAGGCCTCAGAGGACATTGTCAGCTGACGGTGCTGATCCTCCAGGCCACTGATGAGCGATTCGATGGCGTCCAGCCGATCCTGTTCCGCCGTCGTTGCATCTTCGGCAGCTTTCTGCTCCCGCTCGAGAGCCTCGATCGCATCATATTTGGCCAGAATATCCCGCCGCTGGGCCTCGGTGAGCCCCTCTCGGACAAGCTGCTGCTCCAGCATGGCCCTTTCGCCCTGTCGGAGCTTGGTCAGTTCGTCATCCATCCGGCTCAGAAACCGATCATAAGCATCACTCGCGGCTTCGGCCCGGGCCTCGGACGATATCCGCTCATACTCCCGCTGCAGCTCGAGTAATACCTGTAGTTTCTGGTGGAAATTCTCGTAGATCTCTGCATATCCGGAGAGGTTTGCCCGCATATGCTCGGGCATGGTTCCCGCCTCGATCATCCGGACCAGAGGTTCCGTCAGGCCCCCCTTCTCCCGAGCGAAGGCTTTGGCACGGCGGGCCCGCTCGATCGCTATCGGAAGATCTTCCGGAGCAATCTCCAGGGCTGCATTCCTGATGGTGGCCATCTGCCCGGCCAGTTCCTGGGCCTCGGATTTGGCCGAGATCATGGAGAGCAGAAGCGGTCCACCGATTGCGCCTGCCAGGGTGAGAATCGCCCCCACAGGGCCACCCAGGGCGCTGAGAGCGGTGGAGAGGCCGGCAGTCGTGGTAGTGAGCGTGGCGATCTTGGCAGTGAGGGCGACAAGCCCTCGGGCCAGAGCAGCTCCTGCAATTGCCTGGAATGCGATCACGATCGCATCCATATGGTCGATGAATGCTTCCAGCGCTTCGTTGGCGATACGAGCCCCACCCGCAAGGTTGCGGCCGAGGATCTCTGCGAATGCATCCCCGTCCTGAATGGCCTGGTCGAGAGTACGCACCAGATCTGTAAGCTCGGCGTTCAGGCCCTGCCGGCCGAGCTTGCGCGTCAGGAGGTCGGTGGAGTCCTTGAGGTTCGAGATCGCGCCATCGAGGGTGAGCATTCGCTCGCGCATCGCGTCGGCAAACCGGGTGTTCCCGATCTCTGCCACGAACTTCGAGATCTCTTCCGCCGTACCCGCGATCGTGCGCTCGATACCACCGAAGGAGATCTTGACCTGGTCTCCGCTTCGCTCGATATCGAATCCAAACTGGCGAATGGGCCGGCTCATACCGTTCGCGGCCGACACGATCGCATCCGTCAGGCGGGTGATATCCTCTGTAAACGCCGCCGAGGTGTTGCCGAGCCCACGCAGGCGGTTCTCGGTGGCGTTCACGCCCCGGATCCGCAGCTGCGTGAAGCTCTGCGTAAGGTTCTGAACTTCGAAGGGAGTCTCTACTGCAAACTTGGTGATAAGATCGAAGGCACGCTCGGCACCGAAGGCACTGCCCTCAACCGTCTTGAGCGTAGCCTCCAGTTTCTGAAACTCGACGTTGGTCTCGAAAACGTATTTGCCGGCTCGCTTGATCTGATAGAGACCGAAAAACGCGCCGGCCAGTTTGAGGATCTGACTGCCCAAGCGAGAGGCGGTACGTGTGGTCTGATCGAATTCCTTCTCCAGGCTGTCAACGCGGTCGTCGAGACGCTGGAGTATTCGAGTTGAGTCGTCTACACCTGCTTTCAGGGCCTTTAAATCAAGAGCCAGTCCTGAGACCTGCATGTCGGCCACAACTAATCCCTCCGTTCCTCATGCCAGGCCTCCCAGTAGAAGAGCTCCTCCATTGTGAGGCGGTCTATTTCCCCCAGTGTCTTGTGAAGACGGTCAGCCAGTGAGAGGCGGAACTTCAGCCAGCCGTCTTCTCTGACTCTTTTCCCGCCTTTTCTCGAAGCTCCTCCAGGTCGATGGCTGCGCCGTACATGTGGGCGAACAGCGTGTTCAGGATGACCACATCGGCCTTGGTCATGAGCGTGTGCTTGTCACCCCACACGAAGGCCTGGGAACCGTCCTCGAGCTCAGCCTTCATGATCAGCAGCATGACCTGCCGCTCGTACCTGTTCTTCGGCTCCCGTTCTTCCACCGCATCCAGGTCGGCTTGGACCAGGGGGCCGAACCAGAGAGTCATTCCCCACTTCGGGATCTCGATCGGCCGACGCCGGTTGTCGAACGATCGGACGACACTGTCGATGGGGCGCTCGGTCTTCTTCTCCTGTTTCTCGGTCATGGTTATTTCCAGTTGGGGGTGAGTGCTCCCGTACCTGCGAATTTCAGGTCCGCTTCCACGATCGCACCGCGCCGGGAAGCAATCCGGCCGCTACTGGGGTGGATATCGCCCCAGAATTGCCGGCCACCATCCGTAGCGAGCAGACAGGAAAGAGCCGTGGGGACACTGCCGGCCACCAGCAGGTCGATCACCTCCTTCTGCTCCGGATCGTCGTAGTCGAGCTGCACACGGATCGTGCCGCGCCACTCCGGGATGTCGAGAGTGAAGGTCTTCGCCTGCGGGGGACTGGTCTCGCTGTAGGCGGTGGTCTCCAGGTCCTCCCGTGAAACGTCCGCTTCCCACCCGATGACTTCAGCGATCGAGTTGGAGACGAACGATACGGCGGCGTTGTCATCCCATCCCCCGCCCGGCTGGACCGTGGGCGAGAAATTGATCCCCACCTCATTGGGGGTAACGGCTCCGATCACCACATCGGCCGTGAGGGTGTACTCCTGCTCATCGCCAGCGACGGTGAACGTATCCCCTGCCCGGAGAACACCGTTAAGGGCACTACCTCCCCCGTCGAGGGTTGCGCTACTCGCCCCCTGGGAAACAGACCCCTTGGTCAGCGGAGTGCCGTCCACGGCTCCACCGAGAGCGGCGAAGCCGTCTACGCCTCGGTAGGTAGACATGACGGCTTACGACCAGGTGACGGTGACAGCGCCGGTGACGCGGACGCTGAACTCCACCGTGATGTTGTTCGGACCCCTCTGACTCACGATCCGGGCGTTGGTCACCAGAATACTGCCCGAGAAGTACTTGGTGGCCGAGCAGCGGAACTGTGCCGTCGCCGGGGTCGGTACCGCACCATCCACGACCTGATCGAGCAGCGCAGCCTGTGCCGTGTCTCCGTAGTCACAGTTGGCCCGGATCCGCCCGGTCGTCCCGGGGATATCCAGCGTGAACGTCTTGCCGGAGGTGACACCCGACGCTGTGGTCTCGATCTCCTCACGGCTGATATCGAGTTCCCAGTCCTGGAATTCCCCGACCGCATTGCTGTCGTACTGCAGCGTACCGTCGGAGCCTCTCAATGTGGCCATTTTTCAGCCCCCTTAGCTGACTACTTCCTCGAAGATGAACGGGCAGTCCACCACGGTCTGGAGCCAGTCATTGCGCTCCACCGCGGGCTTGGGCCCGCTCGGTGCGTCGAACCGAAGTCCCGAGAATTCCACGCGGTTGAAGATGTCCCGGATACTGTCGGCATATCCCTTGATCTCTCCCTCTCCGTTCCCCGGTTTGCCGAAAACCTGGATCTTCAACACCCCGGGGATCTGGTTCCTGTTCGTCGGCCCGGCCGTCTGCATGAAACCATCGCCCCAGATCACGGCTGGCCGGATCCACGATGCATCCGGCTTGGTGAACCGCCTCCCCGGCCAGGCAATCTCGGTAGCGCTGGCCCACTCGGTATTAATGCGGGCCATGATGGCGCCTTCCGCCGTTTTCAATGCGCTAGCCATTCATCATCCTCACCAGGTGGTCCACGAGCGGCTGCAGCTCCGCGACCGTGACCGCGATCATTCCGTCCGGCGCCTGGTCGGAATGCCCATCCTCGAGCGCCGGGATATAGGCCAGTCCGTTCACGATGTAGATCTCATCATCGAGTGTTACCTCCGCTGCGACCTGCTGGGCCTTCGCAATGCCCTCCCGGCCCGATCGATCCGTTCCCGCCGTGAGAACCGGCGACGGGCTTCCGATCACAACCTGCCAGTTCGCCCGAGCCCGGCCGGTATCGACCGGCGTTCGGAGGATGATTCGCTTAGCCGCCTCCAGAATGAGAGCTCGTGCCAGCTGCTCCGCCCGGTCTCTCAGCTCACGTTCGACCCTATTCCGGCCCTTGAGCGGCACATCAACGCCTTCCGTGGATCTGGTACAAAGTCACCGCGTCGCCGGCGTAGATCGGATGAACGTGCAGGATCTCGTACTCCGCTGAATCGATCACCAGCAGGTCATCTGTTGTCGGTGCCCGTGTCAGGCCCTCGGCGGCGATGAGCTCCAGAACATCGCCTTCCTGCCACCCCTCGGGGCTATCGGCCATCCGGAAGCGAGCCTTGTACGAATCCGCCAACGCCCGGACCGTCTGGTCAGACGTGGAATCCGTTCCCGCGAGTGCGGACGGATCGTAGTCATCGCTGTCGGTCACGAAGCGAAGCGTGATCGTACGGCCGAACTTTTCAATGAGCGTGTTTGCCGTTTTCGCCAGTCCGTCGAGAGCACCCACGGTCTACGCCCTCTCGAGTCTGACGTTGGCACGGGACTGGTATAGGAACGGCGATATTTCGCGGCGCACGTTTTCAGGCAGTTCCCCCGCCTTCTGCTGATGCTTCGGTACGGCCTTGACCGGTCCGACCTCGACCATCTCAAATCCTTCCAGTCCCGTATCGACGAGCAGATCCGATGCCAGCATGGCGAGTGCGAGTTCGCATTGAGCGTCCTTCATCTGCTGGGGGATCTCGTCGGAGTCGATCCCGTACCCCTCATCGTCGACCACGCCAATGCGGGGCCACTTCAGGGCTTGAGCCTCGGTCGCTTTGCCGCCGTTGAAGCTGAGTTGATCGAGACGGCGAGTGGCCTGAATCAGCGCCCGGTTCTTGAGATCATCCGTGGCATCCGTCCATTCCGAGACGTTCAAATGCTCGTCGAAGTAGGCGTTGGCCTCCGCCAGCGTCACATAGCTGTTGGCGCTGGCCCCACCGACCGTCCTGTCGATCGAGGCTGCCACGGCTCTAGATCACCACGTCGGCTTCGACGTAGGTGTCCATCCTGTTGGAACCGTCTGCTGTGGCGACGGTCAGCACCAATCGCCATTCCGAAGGGATCAGCACGCACGCCCGCTCGGTCACCTGGGAAACTTTCGTGCCGGTGAACTCACCGATCTCGTAGACGAAGGTGCCGGCGGCCTCGATCGCAGCCGCCGCTTCCCAGATGTCGGTGTGCGAGCCGTCGGCGTTCTTCCGCTGCAGCTTGGGCGTGTAGTCAGCGTCCGTGCCTTCCAGGTTGGCGGTAATCACCACGATCTGAAGAGCACGACCGTTCGGATTGCGTTGATCCTCGCTCGTGCGGGTAGCGACCGTATCGGCCTCGCTGGCCAACAGAACGACGTGATGATTAGCATCGAAGCCGCGGAAAACGTCCTCCGCACCCTCTCTGCCGGCCAGCAGGACGGTCTGTCCAGGGCGTACCTCTGGGCTCCGGGACATGAGCTACTCCTTCTGCGACGCCGCGTATTCCTCCAGAGCGGCCTTCGCGGCAGCCTCGCCCTTGAACTTGATCGGGCTCTTCCCGTCGTCCTTCATCAGGGGCGTGTCGTTCACCTTGGCGATGTACCAGCCGTGGCCGGCGTGCTCGGTCTCCAGAACCAGATCGCCTGGCTCGTCGTCCTTCGGCTCTCCGGAATCGCCATCATCCCCATCCTTGGAATCGTCTCCATCGTCGCCAGGCGGTGCCTCCTTGGGCTCTGCAGGAGGCTCCTTCTCCTTCGAACCCTTCTTCTCCTTGGCCTTGGCGGCTACCTCGTCGTAGAGCTCATGGATCTCCGGGTCGAAGTCGGGCTTGTTGATCACCATGTAGCCATCGCCATGGACGACCTTGACGGTTGGGATGCTTCCCATCGGGATATCCTCCCTCGTATGGCGTAAGGGGGCCCGATATCAACCCCCTCACCTGTTATGATCAGCCTGCGGTACTCAAGGCCACCGAGCCGACGTTCGCGATAATCGCGTACCGGGTCGCACTCAGGCCGAAGAGAATCAGCGTCTCTTCCTGAGCATCGAACGTCGCGATCTCGTTCGTACCGTCGAAGTCACCCGCCGACAGCGTGACCGTGTGTCCCTGCGTGCCGGAGTCGGTCTGTGTGATGATGAGCAACTGGCCGGCGACCGGGGCGGCGATCGTCATGGCCAGAGCGCCGTCGGACTTGTTCAGCTCGACGTAGCTGACCGGCGTGGTAACGTCGATCGCACCGCTGGCCGTGTACTCGGTCGGCGAGAGCTTGAACGAGTCTGCCGCGATCGGGGGCGCATTCAGGAAAAGATTGGCCAGGCTGAGAGCCCGCATCTCGTTGGTGTTCAGGGCGTTGTACAGTGCCAGGAGATCGGTATCGGTTGGAGTGGTCTCCACCTTGTCCGACTTGATGGCCTGGGCTCCGCCGTGTCCGCTTGGATCCGGTGTTCCGGACATGATCTACCTCACTTGATAGGGGTGCTGGGGCGATCCGGAGATCGCCCCGTGACCTCAGTTCAGTTCCTGGTCGGGTCCACCCCTACCCGGAGAGACGACAGGCGAGCGCCGGACGCACCAGCTTCACGCCCCACAGAGCATCCAGGCTCCAGCGGGTCCGCTTGTGCTGGCGCGAGATCTCCAGTCGCAGCGTCAGACCGGTGAGCGGGTCGACCGCGGGCTGGATGATGTTCCCGCCCGTGAAACCCTCGGGCCCGGTGTCATCCAGTGGACGCATCGCCAGCGCGAAGGCATCCCGATGGAAGCCCAGGTTGACGACGTGGGTCGCCTTGAAGGTCAGGGCCGCATCGTCCGCCGGTGCGGAGGTGATCGCCGGCGCGATCGTCAGATCGGAATCGGTCCCAGCCAGATCCGTGGCTGCGGTGACCACGTAGGTCTGGTCATCGCCCGCGATCGTGAATACATCGCCCACGCTCGGCTTGGTAGTCAGACCGTCCACATGCAGCGTGGTGCCAGTCTGGCTCGCGCCGTCCACCAGGGGCGTCCCGGCCATGCCCAGCGTGTGGGTCGGCACCACCTGGTCTTCGAAGAATCCGAAGCCCAGCTTCTCCCCGATCACGCCCCGACGGATCGCCTCGTCACTGCCGCTCCAGGACCTGTCCTGGAAGGCACGCAGATCGAGGGCGTTCGCGGCCGCGTCCGGATCCAGCACCAGCCGACGGTCCTCGAGAGGTGCCAGCTGGTTGTTCAGCACCTTGCGGACCGCGGTGGCCGGCGAGGTGTCGGATGCGAACGGCGTGGTCGCGGGGGTGCCCGCGAATCCGTAGATCCCGGTGTACTGGGCGAAGATGGTGGCGTTGATCTTGTTGGCGAGCGACTTGACGGCCTCGATCGCCTGGGCGGGCAGAAAGTCCGCCTTGTCGTAGACTTCCTTCAGGTCCTTGTCGGACATGAAGAACGGGGCCTCCCACCACTGATCGAGCGAGATGCTGACGGTCGTGGGTGTGATGCCGGAGTCATCCGGGGGAGTGTTGCTGGGCGATACCTGTACCGCCGTAATCTCGGACGAGATCGGCACATCGATGGTCGCACCCTGCTTCTTCGCATCGGTGCCGTAGTCCAGGTTGACCAGCTGCGGCATCACCGTGAATCCACGCAGAGCACGCAGACACCGCGCGATGATCGTGGGGATGGCCGCCGTGAGAGTATTGACGTTTGCCATGTTTGCTCCTCGCAGTTCTGCCTACCAGCTGCGAGGAGCTGGAAGGCAAGGTTTGGACTGTGCTTTGTGTGCCTCCGGCACGGTCCGCCTTGCCTCCGGCTCGGCGGGATGGTGGGTTAGTCGACTACGACGGCTTCCCCCTTGGAGATGGCGTCGATGTCGGCTTCACCCGACGCGAGCTGTTCTCGCGTGAACTTCTTCCTGGCTCCGGTCGGGGTGGGCTTTCCGCCCTTATCGCTTCCCCGGGATCCGGAACCGGTCGTACCTGACGGTTCGAACGCACGCTGGTACTTCTCGTTCTCGCGCAGCTCCTCCATCAGGTCCTCGATCGTAAAGGCATCACCACTCGAGTTCTTGATCCGCTTGGTACCTTTCTCGTCCGTCACAATGAGCTGGTATTCACCGTTGTCGTCGAGCTCGACAGTGCAGAACCGATCGACGACGGGGCTCAGGAGCTCCACGGAACCTTCCGAAGCGTTGATCGCCCGGGTGATCTCACCCTGCTTGTAGTAGCGCCGGGCGGCCTTACGCTCCGCCTCAGTCTCTTCCTCGGCCTTCTTCTTCTCCTTCTCGGCCTCGGTCTGGACCTTTCCGAGTTCCTCCTCGTGAGCCTTCTTGAGCGCCTCGACATCGCCCCCCGACTCGATCTTCTTTCGCTCGGCTTCCTCCATCTCCTTCTTCAGGCGACGGTACTCCTCGGGATCGACATCCTTGAGAGCGTCCAGCTTGTCCTGGAGCTTCTTCTTCTCCTCAAGGATCTCTTCCTTGTTCTTCTGAAGGCCGAGAACGGATGGGTGGCCCTCCACACCCTCGAGGTCGAGGTGATACTTCCCATCCGACCCCTTGGTGTAGAACTTCTGGATCTCTTCTGAGAGTCCATCGAGGCTGCTGACGACGGCTTTGAGTCCCACGGATCATTCCCCTTCTGGAGAGATGAGTGGTCGTGCGTACGTGAATACGGTATGGCGTACATGCGGAATGATGGAAGGGATATCAGTAATGTGTCCGAACTTTGGGAACACAGACATTGATCAGGAAGCCTTCTTCAGTAGATCGTCCAGGAGGATGATCGTGTTGTCATTCCGAACCATGTCGCGCAGGTCAACCTTCCCATCCCGGAACAGCCGGGCGCGGGTTTTTCCGAGCACTTTTTCCTGAACAGAGGCGGCCTGGTCTTTGAGCCATTGCTCATAATTGATGCTTGATCGGACCTGCCCGTCTACACTCGATCGAGTACCCTCAGCCGGCGGTTCGACGCCGAGATCCGCCCATTTAATGATTGGCGCGATCGTGCTGCGGCAGTTGATGTGCTGCGGCGGCCGGGGTGCAGAAGGATCGTCATACCGGAATACCTGACCGTCCAGGTTGGCACAGATGATCGTCGTCCGGGAGTCCAACGTGGCGATGTACTCATATTCCTCGGTGATATCCTCATTGGCCTTGTAGGTCTCGAAGTGAGCCTCGTTGGCGATGAAGTTCACCGAGGTCCGAACGATCGCCTCGGCCTCCCGAGTTGTGGTCTCCATGACACCGCCGGTGTAGACGCCCCGTTTGCCAGCGAATCGCCCCCGAACCCTTCGGATCATCTCGTCAATGGTCTCGTTCTGCGCCATCCCGAGCTGTATCTGCCGGCGGACCTTCCGTACGGTCCCCTCCTGCTGACCGTCAAACCATTCACCCAGCTTCAGACCCTGAATCGGGTCGTTCTCAAGGATTGAGCGAATGAGATCGGGCCCGATGACCACCGGCTCGTAGTACACACGTGCCGCCAAATTCGTCAGCGCGGCTCCAAACCAGAGATCCAGCTGCTCGCTGGCCCAGTTCCCCTGCTGAACCCCAACGTCTACCAGGCGATCCGTCACGAGCCCCTTCATCTGGCGGAACGAGCTGCTGGTGATAGTTTCGATTTCGGCCATGAGGGCATTGATACGCAACACCCGGACGGTGCGGCTCTCGATCGAGGCCGGATCCAGCCGAGCGATCTGCGCCGCGATATCATCAAAGAGATCAGAGAGTAGGTCCTCGGCCTCTGCAGCGATCGCATTTCCCGCGTGTTGGAGGAAGAAGAGGTTGCGTACCGCGCTGCCGATTGGGCTCTGAGGCATTATCGCTCCATGATCACGTGCTGGAGATCGGTGACCGTGGCCTCAAAACACTTGTCCCACTCGTTCTCAGCCCACTGGCGGAAGGCGCTCCCTTCTTCCATTGTTCGATTAGCGAGGTCATCAATCATGTTGTGGATCCGGGCGAGATGGATGTGCATGAGCTCGTGGACCAGATTCCGCTCGCGCATTTCATCACTGCCACCAATCCACCCGGGATGGATGTACAGGTATGCCCATCGATATTCGTAATCGACCGTTATTGAGAGGCTCGGCTCCTGATCACTGGATGCTGTAACAACCAGCAAATGAAGCCATGGCGGCAACAGCCATTTCCACCGCTCGATGATGGGTTCTATGGCCAACTGAAATTCCTTCGGCACATGATTCCTGAACTCGACCTTCATTCCTGCTCTTCCCCTCTGCTGGACATCTGCGGCAGTAGACGAGCCAGTACGGCCAGATCACCCGTCTCGATGCGCTCTTTCTCGATCTCGGCGTCGAAGCTGCTGGGAAGCACTTCGCCCTCCTCGAGGATCAGCCATAGGGTGTCGAGACTCAGCTGGCTGTCCGCCACCAGGCCGGAGAGAACAGAGATCATCTGCGAGTCGAGCATCAGCGTCTCGAAGTCCCGGTTGACCGAAAGGGACCCGGCGTTCTCAGCACCGAGCCATTTGGCGTTGAGCTCGAGTGCCTTATTCAGAGCCGCCTCCAACCCCCAGGCGGCCGTTGCCAGCGTGGACCGGGTCACGCTCTGGTCGATACGCTTTCCCTCTGCGGTCTCTGCCGCTCGTGTCTGCTGCTCGAGCTGCTGCAGCCCGAGTGCGGCCATACGCTTCTCAATGTCCTGCAAGTGCTGCCGGCCGGCTTCCAGTGCGACTCCCTCGGGCTCCAGGTAAGATGCGTCGCCGTTTTCATCTTCCAGAACGATTGCATGGTGGGGCCCGACCGCAATCTTGCCGCTCTCGTCTCTCTCGACGCCCCTTAGAACCGGGATCGGGACCGAAGCAACGTGCAAGACGTTGTCGTGGTCACTGCGGGTCTGGTAGTGCTTGATGTTCTCCAGAGCCAGATCGATGAGCGGGGGCTCACTCTCGAGGGCGTCGACGTAGTTCACGTACACGGGGACCAGCGGGATCTCGTCCATGTTGGGCGACATGTGGCCCTCGTCCTCAACCACCCATTTATCGCTCTTGCCGTCCCCCCCCTTCTGCTTCCTCCAGATCTCCCACTTCACCCGTGTCTGGGTCTTCTCGGAATCATTGCTCACCGGCACGTCCTCGAGCCGGAAAACCCGCATTCGCTCAACCTCCGCCTCCCCGAATGCACCGTCCTCTTCGACCGCAGGTTCACGGAAGGAGATCTGCTCCAGGACCAGAACTCCATTACGCCGGCTCGTGCGCCAGTTGAGCAGGTCCTGCTTCAGGATGTTCGTCCAGTACGGACGAAGGCCAGCCGCCCGTTCATCGGCCAGGGTTGCGTATTCATCGCCGGTGAGTGGGTAGTCGACGAAGACGAAGCTGTGGCCATCCACCCAGGCATTCTCGAAGACATCACGTGCGAAGGTATTGATGCCGCGTCCTTCCTGGTCGACGTCCTTGAGCTGCTCCTTCGTGTCGTCCGGCGTGTCATCACCGATGATGAGTTCCTTGCGGAACACCATCCCCACCAGCCCGGTCACCGTCCGTCTGAAGGCGTTGTAGAGAACGGCCGTGGCAAGCCTGTCCTTGTAGTCCTCCACTTCCTCGCGATGGAACATCGGCAGATACTTCTGTCCCTGCTCCCGCATGCGGAGAGTGCCGCCGAACACATCACGGCAGATCGTCAGCGCCTCCTCCTGCTCCAGGTAGGAGATCCCCGGAAACGCCGGACTGTTGACATCTGTTTCGGCCATCAGACCTTCATCCTCTCTCGACTGACACCCCGCTTGGGCGCCATGATTCGGTACCGTGCCTCATCTGCGATGTGGTCTTCGCTCTCGGTGTCGACATCATCCGGATCCTTCTCATCACGCTGCAGCACAGGTACGGTCCGGATGAACTGCCGGCAGTTGTCGAACACGAACAGGCCCGGGGATTCCATGGGATCCTCCAGCGCTGCGAGCAGACGCCGACGCATTGCCTCCCATCCCTGCTTCCTGCTCCCGGGCTTCTTGTCCGCGGGATAGAACTTCGCCCCGTGTTTCTTCATGACATCTGCGATGCTTTGCCGACCCGGGTCGGCGTCGAATATGGCCGAGTCTGCCGGGCCCGGGCGAACGTGGCCGCGGATTTTCCATGTCTTCTCTCTCCAGACGATGCCCTTGGCTATTTCCGTATCCTGGAGATAGGTCCCCTTGTTCGGAGTCTCGCCATCCCAGCCGTACCACTCGTGAATGCGGAACAGCGTCCCCCGAGGGAACGTGCGTGTGAAGTAGTCGGGCTGGCCGGGCTCGCCTTTCCTCGGATTCGGAATTCCCACCTCGCACCCGTCGCTCTCCGCCCACCAGCCGACGCTGAAAGGCTTCGAGCTGCCCCAGTCGAATGAGCGGTCGATTCTCCAGGTGAACGGGATCGGGAACGGTCGAAGGATATGGACGCTGCGGTTCCAGAGATCGTCGAAGAAGCCGCCGGCAACGATATCCCAGAGACCATACCGCCAGGCCTTGAGCAGCCACTCCTTGCCGGCCGCGGCCATCACCACTCGCTGCCAGTATCCGGGATCGTTCTTCGTCAGGGCGGGATTGTCGTCCAGCGTGGCGGGGATGAAAACCCGGGAAATCGCAGCCACCATACCATCCGGCAGTTCCTGCTCGGTCACGAATGGCGCGTATGGTGGCGCCGGATCGATATAGCGGGCTTTCACCCAGTTGTGACCCGGTCCACCTGGGTTGCCAGTCAGGACCCGACGGATCGGCAACCCGTGCGGGCTCCTGAGAGTGGCCCAGAGCAGGTCGATCGGGTCCGGGCTCGGGAAGTGTGTCAGCTCGTCGGTCCCCATCCAGGAGTACGAATGCCCCTGGTATTTCGCGGCGTGCTTGTCCTTGTCGAGGTGACGTAATCGGAGAGTGGCACCGTTGGGGAATATGAAGGTTCTCTTCTGCGCCTTCCAGTCCGCGCCAGCCATTGTGTACAGGAAATGCGCTCGGGCCTCGATCTCCTCGAGCTCGGGATAAGTGCGTCGGAAGATGATCCCTCGGGCATGGCCGCCATATCGGTGCTGGTAGAGCAACCAGTCCCCAAGCATGCCGTCGGTCTTCCCGCCACCTCGAGCACCACCGTAGAAGATGTCCTCTATCGGGCATTGGACGAGGGCTGTCTGCGGTCCACTCTGTGGTGCCCACCCGATCTCCGGCATTACGCATCTTCGGCCTCTCCGCCGGCACCAGAACCGTGTTTCTGTGCCCAGTCGTGTGGATCCTCGATCTGGCCAGGGTCAACAAAGACGAACTGATGCTGGATCGGTTCTCCGTCTGCTCCGGTGACTTCCTTCCGGTCCTTCCATCTCTCCGGGAGCCTATTCTTGAGCCAGAACATCGTCCCCGTCTCGGAGCCCTTTCCCTCTACGCAGCGCTTGAAAAACGAGTCCTCAATTATCTCGCCCCGGATATCGTCACGCATTGCCAGAGCAGCCTTATACTCCTCGTCGAATTCTGGGGCTGATTGTCTCCAACGCCATATCGTGGAATGGTTTACGCCGACCTTCTTTGCTGCGGTATTCGTTGCATACGCCCCACTCTCAAGCAATTCCAGAAACTGATTCTTCCTAGATTGCATCTTTGCATGAGCAGCGTCGGAATGGTCCTTGCAACGGCCGGTATTTTTCCCCGTTCCCCAGCCGGCCGGACGGGTGCAGGGTGTACCGTCAGCCCGCTTCCCCCCGTAGTCTCCGCAGGTCTTCTTCTGCGGCGGCCGCTTCCGGGCCGGGGATTTC